TGCGTTGAACACCCATATCAAAATTTTGATTACTTGGTATATCTTCACCTAAAAAAAGTGTATTTGAACCACCTGTAGCAAGTTCCCAATAATTATTTCCTGCAACTTCTTGTAATATAGCACCGACAACATAAATATTGCTTCCAAGTGACCAAGTGGATCTCTTTTGACACATTGCATTTCCAACAATACTGAAACCTGCAATATCTGACGATACTGCTCCTAATGATACAGTTGAAATCATAATTCCCTGTAATTGATTTGTTGTACTATTATAATTTATAGTGTCTCTAACAGTTGAGATTGCTGAATTAGATGTTACGACAGAATTAAACATATTAGATATTGCGTTTTGCGTTACGTTAGAAGTGTTTACTGTATTAAAACTTGCACTTGTCTCAGACGTATACGATGACGCTACGTTAGAATAATTAACAGATCGTATTTTAAAATAATATGTTTGATTTTGTGAAAAGGTAGTTGCGTCATAAACTAAGTTATATTCCTGATTAGTTGACCTAACAGCATCAATACTTCCTAACAAATTAAAAGAACCACCTGATGATGTTGCATAATATATTTCTACGCTTTTTAAATCACTATTAGGCGCATTGTTCCAAAATAAAGTGATGGCTAATGGATCAGAACTACTCGTCAAGCTAGTTGGAGCTGAAGGCGGAGTTGTAGAACCTGCAATTGTTATGTTTTGCACAGTAGAATAAGCAGAAGTATATTTTTGATCGTTTCTACCTGCTATTTGAACATTATATGTTTTTCCTGAAATTACAGGAAATTGAATTTTAGTCATTTACGCACCATTCTACCGCCAAAATAAAAACTAACTGTACTTGATAAAATCATATACGCTTCTTCACTAAAACTTTCACGAATTGCCTTTAATGTATTTTCACCTTCTTGGATTGCAACAAAAACCTGACTAACAACTATTAAACAAAATAAACCAAACATAATATAAGTAATTACAGGCCTTACCGATGCAGATAGGCTTGCTATAAATTTTGAGTGATTTGCTTTTTGTATAGTCTCATCATGAGCGTAAATACTTTGCGACTGAGTTGCTAATGCTGTCATCTCAGCTTCTTTTATTTTTAATTTAGACATTTCTGACGCTAAACGAATTTTACTTTCGGTTAATTTTATTTCTAAATTTGCTTTTTGTCGGTTTTCAGCAAATTTTAATAAAGAAGGTAAAAATGAACTGCCAAAACCTAAAGCTGATGAAAATAATACAGATAGCATGAAAAAAACCTTGTTTAAATAAGCGTTAAATAGCTTATAAGTTGTTATTAATAGTAATTGTTATAAAATATAAAAATGTGCTGTATAAGGCTAATATTAGCTTAAAAACGATTTAAGTAAAAAATACAATTTTTACAAGCAATCCTAGTACAGCAGTAGTACCTGCAAGCATTAATGCTTCAATTCTTGTTATTTTTGCTAAAGTTAGTTCTGATAACTTAGAACATTCTCTAATGTGATCTTTCAAATGCGCTTCTAATACAGCAACTTTTTTGTCTATATCTGAAATAGTTTGTTTTGGCATTTAATACTCCCTATCGACAGAAATTTCATTATAAGTGCTTTCTGTACTTTCTTTATAATTTACTAAATAAAGATTGACGTGCTTATCATCGACAGGATCAGTAATATTTACTTCAATCATTGGAATAGTCGTGCCATCAACTCCAACATCTTCAGTTTGTGTTAAACTAAAGGATGGCGTAGCAACTACTGTGTTATATGTTGGTGTTAATGCAGGTGTAGGCGTTGGATCTTGTTGTTCGGATGTACTCCAATTATAAACGCTAGAATTAGTTTCTCTTAATGTTAATTCTATCCCTAAACTTGTGTCACCACCAAACTTCCACTCTAAAACTTCAAATACTTTCTGATTAAACCCTAAATTTGGTAAGGTTAGCATTACTGTATCTCCTGGAGACAAAGTAAACTTTTCTAAATTAATTCCAATTGTCATTGAGTATTGTTGTCTTGATTTTTCTAAATAAATCTTAGCTATTTGCTGACAGCGTGTAGAGTTATCGGTAAATGTTAAATTTAATTGTTTTTCTAAAACCTGTCCATCAGCAGTCACATAATTAGCATTAGTTATTTCAGGATAATTAGAAGGTTGAAAGTTTGTTTCATCTGACTGATACAGGCCAACAACTTTATTAAATTGTTCAGTAATTCTATTTTTAGTTTGTATTTGATAACCTGCAATAAGATCATCCTCTGTAATTGTTAATGTTGGCGTTCTATATTCACCTGCAAAGATTTTATATTTTCCACCTTCTACAACCATAAAACCTGCCATGCTTGTCAAAAGACTTTCAATATTTGTTTTTATGTCGTTTTGTGTGTCTATAACACCATTTGCAATAAATCGTTTTTGCGTACTTCCATCATCTAAAGTAACTAATTCATCACATACATTAGAAGCGGTTGTAACGCTAACCCAATCAATTTCATTGGTTGATAAACCTAATCCATATTCACTCATAAGATAATTAGCTACACAAAGCGCAGGATTGTCTGACCAACCTGACGTTGCGGTTCTTGGATCATAAATATCAACTTTACCTTTTACAATTGCTGTAATAGAAGGAATACCTGACACATAAACTTCAGGATCATACGTTAAAATTGCTTGTAAACAGGTAATACCTTTAAACTGATCTGTTGCCGTTAAATCGGTGTTTGATATAAATTGACTTGCTAAAGTTTGTGTTGTTGTACCTAACATATCGGTATAAATCTGCGCCCTGGTCTCGCTTTGTGGATAATATCTGCTTGGAGCAGTAACCACATTGCTTGCGTTTATAGTTACAACTTCATCTAAAATATAAACACTTTCGATAGAGTGTGATTCATGAGATGCTAACGCTGTTATTAAATACAGATATTTTCTATCATTATTAATATTTCCTTCACTAATAAAAACGTAAGTGCCACCAACTTTAGCTTTTCCATAAATAAGTTTACGACTTGAAATTGGACTTCGAACATTTGTGCCACGATTTAGCATAGCATTTAGATCAGGCATTTTTGGTGTCATAGATGACATTAAAATAATACCTGTACCTAATACAATTGCACCTGTAACAGCTAATGTTGTAGCCGTCATAGCTGAAACTGCTGTTGCGGTCATAAAGTTACCTAAAAAGGCTTTACCAACAGCAATTAAAAAATTTCCTACAGGTGGCATTATTTAATCCTTATGTTTCTTATGTCAAAAAAGTGATCTACTAAGTCAATTGATATTCTTTCTAATCCATGCAAGCCAGGTGCTAAAAAAATGTCCTTATAATAAATTAAAGCTGTATCTTTGCTAAAGTTTTCTGTTGATCCAACAGGAGCAATGCCAATGTCACCATCTTTTAATTTATGTGGATTTTTAATTTCTCTAAATCTAACGTCAAACAAATCATACATAGATTTTATTTTCATTTTTAATAATGTTTTTTTTGCAGATTGTGGTGTATTCCAATCTCTAACATTTTCTAATTTTAAATGGTCTATTCCTGTTACACATTTTATTGCATCCATACAAAAAGTGATGCAGTCGTTTTCACCCCATTCAAAAGGTTTATTTAATCTGTCTTGTATAAGTTTATCTAATTCAGTCATTTTAAAAAGGTATTCTTATTTTGCCATTTTTAATATCATCTAATAATTCTTCAGGAGTTGGCACTACATAAGTTCTACCTACTGTGTTTACATCAACTCCCCATAATATTTCTTTGTCACTTTGTATTGCATCAACAAATCTTAAACTTGTATCTCCAGGGTATCTCGATATTTGATCTTCGTTGGTATATCGAGCAACTTTAGTTCTTAATAAATCAGCAATTTTATTTTCCAATGTAATATTTATATTAGCTGTTTCACCCTCAACTAATACGTTCATAACATCCATATAACCGCTAAATATTAAATAAGGTTGAACTGTTAATGCGCCATTTGTTAAAGTTCCAAAATAAACATTAGCAACTTGGCCTTGATAATCTTGCAAGAGTGCATCATACATCAGATTGCTCGGTATTCCTGATAACGACACATTTAAACCATTAGATTGAACTTTTTGCGTTTCTACAACTTCGCTAACAGATCCTAAATCTCCTGATCCATAATAAGTATTACCGCCAACTGTTATTTGTCCATAACCTGTCCAAAATCTTTGCTCTGCATTAGTTATGGATACTTGACCGCCCATTCCTGCATGGTTTTGACAATAGTAATATAAGACATCTCCATAATTTAAAGAAGCATCAACTACCCATTGCGTATATGAACCACTTTGTCCTGGTACACCTACATACGTTACGCCTGTTGTGTATTCTGTGCCACCGCCATGAGTACCATCAGGTGTTGTTGATAATTTTAAGGGATGGGAAGTGTTTGAATTGTCATCTTGTAAAAATTGTACTGTATTACCAATTCCTACAACTAATTCATATTGCTGTTGTTGATTAATAGCATATTTATTGCCGTCACCTGTGCTTACAATATTAACATTATATGGAGTAACTATGTTGCCGTTAAACATTAACTCTACTGCGTAAAATGGCTCTAATACGTCATCGGTTACATTAAAATTAATTGTTTTTGACATTCTTTTTCACTTTCTTTGCTTTCTTTCTTTTGCTTTTTTTACCAATGCAAAATAACTCTTTAAAACGCTCTTTTAACCAATCTCTTTTTGTGCCTTGATGCGATCTTTTCTTTTTTTTGTTTAGATTTTTCATGTAATCGACTCTATCGCTGAAAAACTAATTCCATAAATACTTGCTGTACCAATATTCCAGGTTAAATCATTTTCAGCTAATCTAAATACACCAACAGCATTACTAACTATGACCGCTTCCGAACCACTTAATGCCGTTCTTATTTGTGGAAAAATATTAATCCCTGTAGCACTACCACTTCCATCAGTATTAACATCATCTAAAACTTTTAATAATTGCGTTCCTACTTGTATATAATCACCTGATTTTAAATAACCTGTAGCGTTAGTTGTTGCTCCTGTAATATCAATACTTGATGAATTTGCAGATGTTGATCCATTTATAACAGGTGAACCTGGGGATGTTGAAGCTGAACCTCTAACAGTACGGCCATTAGGATCAGGACTTAAATTAAACGTACCATACATACCTTTTAGTTTAATTAAAAAAGCTGAGAATGTTTCAAAATCAGATCGTGTCATTGGTTTAATTTGGATGTCACATTCCCAATACTCACCTGTCCATTTGTAAACTTTTTGTTGATTTGTAAAAGGTGATGCTGTCATACCAACTGTATTTTTAGCTATTAAATTTACAGTTGAGAAAGATGTATAATTTGGAATATTTATGGGATAGGTAATACTCATTATGCAGGTTGTCCTCTGCGTTGCGCTTCTAAGACTGCTCCACGAGATGCGTTAGCAATTCCTGGTAACATTCCTAAAACTTGTGATCTGATTTGAGCTGAGACATCGCCAGATAAATTAATTGTTTGATTAATTACAACTCCGCTTCCGCCTAATTTGTTATTAGGTACAATTGTTCCTGATTGTCCAGGCACAAACATTTCTGCACCTCGCTCACCAACAATATAAGGTGTTCCTTTACTTACTGAACCACCTGTTGCTTTACCCATTAAACCTTCTAATGCGCCACCAAAAGCACCTGATATTGGTGCTAAAATTGATCTAAAAATAAACATTTTTATAGCTTGTTTTAATAATGTTTTTCCAAAATCTTTTAGTGCATCTCCGACAGATTTCGTGCCATCAATTATACTGTCAAACGCTCCGTTTAATCCTTCAGAAAACTTTTTAGCAAAATTCATTCCTTCATCTTGTAAACTTGGTAACTGTTCTTGTATATTTTTTAGGCCTTTTGCAAATCCATCAAAAAAACCTGTAGTTGAATTTGCTCTATCAATAGCTTGCGATACCGCTAACTCCTTATTTAAACCTTTTAAGCGTTCTGTTATGTTAGCAATATTTGTAGATGGATCACCTATCCCACCCATCATCATAAAGTCAGCAAAACCTCCCATTTCAGATTGCCTTTTTTTGTTGGCTTCAAGTAATCTTTCTTGTTCTGCTATAGCTTCTTTAATTGCTTCTGATGACCTACCTTCAAATGTTTCTCTTGTTTTAGTTTCTAAATCTTTAAATAAACTATTTATTGCTCTAGAAATATCACTAATTTTGCTTAAAACACTTAAAAGAATAGGTGCTAATGATATAAAGGCTTCCGATAATTGTGTTTTTATTATTGTTGCTTGTAGTGATAATTCCACATTAAGTGCTTTTGCTCTATTAGTCATAACATTAGACATTACTGCGCCTGTCTTTTGTGCGTCTAACATAAATCGTCTTAAATTATCAGATCCCTCGTCTAATAATTGTACTAATACAGCACCTTCAGAATCAAACCCTTTAAAAGCTAATCGTAACTTTTCTTGTTGACTTTCTGCACCTTGTATTGCATCTGCATATTCAAACAATGTATCAGTTACACTTTTAACTGTTCCATCAGCATTACGAGTGCTAATTCCTAATTTAAGTAAAGTGTCTTTTAGTTCACCTGTTCCTGAATCAGCTTCACCAATTCTTCTTGAAAATCTTTGCAAGGCCATATCAACAGTAGTTGCTTGAATACCTGCAAACTGTTCACCTGCTAATCTTAATGATTGTAAATTTTTTGCTGATACACCAATTTTACTTGCAGTAATAGAAATTTGAGAACCAAACCTAACAGCATCAGATGTTAATTGTTTTAATCTCATTAATGATGCAACACCTACAAAAGCACCTAGACCTGCTGTTAAGCCTTTTAACGCTTTTTGTGAATTACCCATTGATCGTCTAAATGTAGCAAAGGCGTGTTTAGTTTTATCTGTTGCCGTTATTCGATTTTGTAAATCAACCATTATTTTTCATTCTTTTTTGTTCCATAAGTAAATATGCTATCCAATGATTTAGTTCGTTTATTTCCATATTTTTTATTGTGTCGATTGTAGTATGCAAGCGATCAGCAACGACATACTGACTCATTAAATACTGATCGCTATTTAGTTTCCCTCAGATGTTTCAACTGATGGAACATCAAATAGTTTTTCCATCATTGCTGTAGCAACACCTGTTATATAACCTACATCCATTCCGCTAAGAAACATTTGATCGCCTTGATTAAAAATAGGCACACCTTCATCATCTATAGCTTTAATAATAATTAAATCAACCATTGCAGAAAAAGATGGAATATCACCATCCGTCAACGCTTTATAAAAATCTTTATTTTTTTTGCGTAACTTTTCATCTTCCCTTACAGTTAATTTTGTGAAAAAACAGACTAAATCAGTTTGATTTTCGCCTAATCCTGGCAATGTTAATCGGAACTTCTCTCGATTTGATTGCATGGCTTGTAGCCTTTCACTCATGCTCATAATATTATGCAGTTGCTTCTGCTAATGCTCCTGTGCCTTGTATTGAAACACTTGCAGTAATAACGCCATTAGGTTCTTGTGACCATGATATGCCTGTTAAGAAACCTGCGCCTGTAAGATATTTATCACCTGTGTCAGCACCTTCATAATAATAAGATACATAAATTGGTGTAGATGCACCTGCTGAACGTTCTAAAAGTTTTGCTTGTGCAGTATCGTCTTGATCGTAACTAACTTCCATTGTTGATGACCATGACTCTTGTGCTGAAGTAAATGTTTTTGATGTAGAACCGATGTGACTCACATCAACTC